TCATCAGGTGTAATGGTTACAGGATACATTGTACCTGCTGTACCTGTGTTTATAGGAGGATGTGAGTCATCAAGTAAACTAACTGCTGTACCTGCTACATCTGCCTTCTGTCTATAAAATGCTAATTGATCATTCAATTCTGCTTTAAACTCATTAACAATAAACTGTGCGGTTGCACCTGCATCACCTAGGTAGTCTGCAATAACAGATCTAAGTCTATCACGTCTGCTATTCTCGTAATTTGACACTAATTGTTCCTCTTTTGTCATGTTACTCCACCATCTAATACTATCACATTATATAGACACAGGTGGTTTGTGTCAAATAATATTGTGTCCTAAAGTTCTTCTAATTCTTCAGCAATAGCATATAATTCTTGTGTTGCTTTTAATGTAAGAGTGTCACATTCATCAACTACCAATCTAATAAACTCTGCTAATGCCTTAGATCCTATTTTACTCTTAGGTAACTTAGTTGTGCGTGATAAGTCTCCAATAGTTTGCAAATAAGCATTTTGGAGCACCTCCGCTCTATGTATTTTACCGTCTGATCCTAAACTCATTTTAATACACCAGTGTAAACGCACGTTGGTCTGGATTATCTAATCCTACCCACTTGTCAGTTATAAAATGACCAGCAAGTGAACCAGTTTGATCAAAACCATCCAAATCCATTTTTATTTGGTCATCACCATCATCTGCATCAACATGTGATCCTTGCATCCAATACTTAGGATACACTACCTTATTGGTATTGGATAACTCAACACCCCACAAACCAAATGAACTATTTGCCATTATATGATAGTCACACATACGCATCAAACACAGATCATATGAATAATTATACAAATTATACTTTAACTTACGTTTGCCAACTGCACTCATCTCTTTAATAATCTGCTGCACTGGCACACCACTTTTATCTGACATTATCTTTAACACCATTTTATAATAGAATCTGCCCATGCCACTCTCATCAACCATCTTCAACATCCACTGTGTCCAGTCACAGTTGACTATCTCATTATTATTCTCAATGTCATGTACCAATGTGAATCGTGAACCAATGAACTTAGGATTATTCATTACATAATCCTTATCGTTAGTAAAGATCAGTACTGGTAAACCATCAGGCATTTGTTTAAGTGCATCCTCATAGTAATCATCATCTATTAAGAACATGCCACTCTGTATATCCTCAAAGTCTCCTCTTCTAATGTGCATAGAGATTACAGGAGTATCACCAAACTTATCCTCCTTAAACTTCTTACATGCGTCAGTTATCTCATCTCTAAATGTAAAATGCTTCTTGAGTTCTGTTATCTGTGTTGTGTCAATAGCATTAGATGGTGTTGGATATCCAAACAAAGGAACATTATCCTCTACTCTTGCTAGTACATCTTCAAACTGTTCATCATCTAAAAATTCTATGACTTTATCAGCAGTCACATCATTTGGATTTATCTCCTCATCAAATTGTAATGTCTTATATGTCGCTCTTAATGCTATTAAGTCATGCTTACCAATACCATACTTTAATCCTGAACGATTACATAATGCTCTCATCATTATATAACAAGAGTGTTGATACCCAAGTCCACTACCTGTTAATTGATGTTCCTCGTTTATTGTAAGTGCCATAATAATATTTTTAAGTATTTAGAAGTACAATTGCCAAACACCATCGCATTTAACACCATGACCTTGAAGACTTATTCTCCTATCATTAAAGTCTGCATTATATGCTGGTGCAATTTGATGCACAAGTGGTCCAATGAACCAAAACATCTCACCAATATTATATGGTACTACTGTTGGTTCATCATAGTCACCCCATTTACTATAATCTAATTCCTTCATGTGCTTAGTGTATTTGTTATCAATCTCATACTGCTTCATTGACTCCTCTTCCCAAGTATTCAAACCACCACCATTCATAGGAATCTGAATTGGTAGAGTAAATGACAATGTATTCTCAAGATCTACCTCTTTAAAATGACTCCATAAGAATTCATGCTGCTCATGCTGTAAGTCAACATGTATAGTAGCACTTGGTTGCTCCATATACATTTTGGTTGCCATCTTTGGTTGTTCATTTGGTTTAGTACCAAAGATATGGAATCCTGGAGTTGCTAAGAAGTCTGCTACTTGACAATCACCAATAGTATTCCATAACGCATGTACCACATGCTCATATAAAAATCCAAAATAATCATTAAAAACAGGATTTTGGTCTTTTATGTAATCATAGTAGTATTGTATATTTGATATGCCATCAATATATGTTGCTACACCCAAAGTATAAAAGTCAACAGGATTCTCATCACTAGCAGTGAATCCACCTTCACCACAATAGATACCTCTCGGTATCCACCAGTCCTTCATTAGATCAACACGTTGAATAGTATTGTCTATTGCTTCCTGATCTAATACTTTGACGTATCCTGATCTCATTTTTTAAATACACCTATTGATACTAGCACTGCCATTGTTAATGCTGTCCAGAATACTATGTACCACATCACTTTGCCTCCTTTTGTTTAATGTCATATTCAATGACAATCTTCTTAGAGGATCTACCAACTGAGTTCAATGTCTCATAATGATTCCATTCACCCTTGAGTAGTTCTTCCATCACCTTCCTATCTAAACCTGCTAGATTGACACAGTTATCAACAGACTTACGCACTGACTCAAGACCTAAAGGTTTATGATCTATGAATGATCCTGCTAGATCATCATTCTTTGCCTTCTCTAGTGCCTTATCAATATCAATTGTAAATTCATCAGACACTATACTTCTTCCCAGTGTGAGTCATTACCATTATCATCCAAAACCTTTACCTTACGAGTAACATACTTTGGTGGATCATTCACTGCTAGTTGTGCAGTCACAGTATAAAAGCAATTAACACCACTACCAGCATTGTTCTTAACTTCTACTCTCTTACCCCACTCTAATGCACCAACAAATAACTCTTGATAGTGACCAACAGGTGTCAATTGAACATTAATAGTATTAAAATCAATAGTTCTAACTGCTTCAGGTGGTTTCTTACCCACCCAGTCATCTGGGAAGTTAATATAATTACCACCACTTAACTGACCACTGAATGATACACCACTACTTCCTTCAAGGAATGTCAATGCACCAACTGCCTCATCATAAATGGCATACTTTGGTTCACTCATGAGTTTGCCTCCTTCAATGCTTCAACAATAATTCTCTTAAGTTGATTTGACTTCTTCTTACCAAGTCCTGCTCTTGTGTCTATCTGTACTTTTAACCAGTACACAAATGCAAGAACAAGAATGAATTGAATACCTTCACCCCATGATAAGTTCCATGCTTCATTCAAATCCAGCGATGCTGCTGCTAATAGATTAATCATCTAAATTCTCCAATTTTACATAGTTTTGCGTCAACAGATTCAGGTGTTGCTTTAACACGATAAACCACCTCATCCTTCTTACCTAATCTGGTTAGCATATCTGCTACCTGATCCCATAAGTGTTTGTATTCAGTGTCCTTCATTTGCCTGTGACCCAATTAATAAAGAGCGTCCAAAGAGATCTACGAGCACTGCCCTGAATCTCATCAAACATATACATGTTAAGTTTGAACGCATAGTTTGCTTCTGCAATTATAGCATCTATCTGAGATTGATCAAGTTCTAACGCATCTAACGTGGCACGATACTCATTCTTATACTCTTTAGCATCCTCTATCTTATCAAAATCATAGAAGTGTAACCCTTCACCCTCTGGTAAATCAGTCATTGCCTTCTCTGCTATACCTTTGAGTATTTGTCCTCCTGATAGATCACCAATGTATCTGGTATAATGATGACCAATCAACAACATCTTATCCACCTCACGTATGCGATTAACATACTGCTGACATGCGTCAGTTGGTGTTATGATTGCTCTCCAATTTGGACCATAATAATACCTGAGATCTCTCTCAAGTGAATTAGTCCTGTATAATGCAGGATCATCAATCACTGCTACCGTAACATCATCATGATGTTTGCTGATCTCCTCCTCCATTGCTCTATACACAAAGTAGAAGTTAGCAATGAGTTTGCGATACTCTTCAGGATCAACCACACCTCTAAGGAATGATGCAACAAACTTGGTATTCTCTGCTGCTGAGTGTGACTTCTTAGTTCCTGACTTTAATTCTGTGGATAGTGTCATTCTAAATCTAATTCTAATTGTGTGTCTGTTTTGAGTCGTGACTTAACAAATTGTAGTTCCTTCCATGATGACTCATAACATAATAGTAATGTATGAACCATTTTATGTCGCATTTGTTTGCCACTTGTGTACATGCAAGTTGGTTTGGGTTTAACATCTGTCTCAATGGTAATATATCTAGGATTTGTTCTAAATCCCTTCTTCACCTCTGGGACATCACCTACAAAGTAGACCCACCCTTCATCTTTACCATACTCACCTCTATCCCATATGACATAATCGTCAACTCTGGGGATGTAATCTTCATTCAGCATCATCCTCTTGTGTTAGATCGTTGATGAATAACCAATTATCTGGGCACTCCTCTTCGTCTACTACAAATTCTGCATGCAGAGCATCTGCATCTTCTAACCTGTCACTTGCTACCAATTCCATGCACGTTGCCATGAAGTATTCCTCCACATGCTCAATGCATTGTTCATGTCTTATTTGACTGATAATGTCATCCATGATGTGCTCCTAACATAGTATCTATGTCGTAAATGACGACACAATACCCACCTCTTCACCCTCATCAACTTTAAGTCTTATTGCCTGTTTAATCTTTGGTAGTATGTGACCTACATGGTCATCATCATATCCATCATTCAAACCTAGACACAAATCAAAACATTGTTGGTCAGTCTGAGCAACCACATTGATTTGACCACCGTATTCTGACTGTGGGAAGGGAACCCAATAGTCTACGATGTAAAGATACTTATCCATCATGGGAGTAAAAGAACACCAGTATTCTAAAGTAAAAAACCCTCCCCGTCAAGCGGAGAAGGTTTCGTGATCATCAAGTTGATCTTCGTTGAATGATTCAAATACATCCTCGTTAAGATCATCTTCTTGGTCTTGGATGAGAAGGAGATCGTCGTTCATGTGAATCCTTTTGGTATGTCTCTATTATACACCCACTAACCCACATGCACTACCCTCTTGGGACAGTTCTTAAAGTGACTGTAATATTTGGGAATGGATGTGAATTGAGAATATAATTCATGCTCTCTATTCCTAGCATCTATCTCATGTGGTTGGTTCTCATAATCATCTCTGTCTATCTCCTCACCATTGTAATGCATCCTACGATGCTTGCTAGTAAGAGTACCACTAACCCATTGATGAACATGAACCATCTCATGCACCAAAGTCTTAGTATATTCTGGTTTATTCATCCTTGCTTGCAAAGAGATCTTAAACTCTCTTGGTCGTGTGAATCCACCTATAACATCACAGAATCCAAAAGAATCATCATACCTCAACCCACAATGATGAACATCAATCTCAACCTTGTGCCGTGGCATATACTCAGCACAAAACCATTGAAGAATATCCGTACAAAGACGTTTGGAGTATCCATAACCTGATGTGCTGTAAAGGAGCATTAGAAGAACCTCAACTGTAGTGTAGTGATAGATGCAAATGCAACACGTACACCCCAATGCATCATCCATATGAATGAAGCAATGAAGAGTAACTTCTCCTTAGCAGTCATGTCTTTGCTCATTGGCACAAATCCTCAAACCTTTGAAGTGTTAGGTTGTGCTTGTCTTGATCAGGCATATCTGGGAATTCCTCACAGATGTCAGCATAGATGCCTTCTAAGATGCCTTCATGATCTAGTGTGCTCATTTTTTAGTCTCCTTTTGTTCAAAAAACCACATGATTAACCATAGTATTCCGAAGATCAATGCTATTCCAACAATGTACTTCCAATACATGAATAATAGGAACGCACCAACCCAGAATAATAATGCACTGATGCCTTCTATTGCACCCATACTACCACCTCCTGAATAAGAATCGCCACCGACACGACGAATGTTCATAGTTTGTTGGGAACCATAGACTCTCTCAAACTGTTGACGAGCACCATTGACTGATGAAGCATCAACTTGAAGGTTTTGATAACCTCCTTTGGTTCCCAGATAACATTTTGCGTTCCAAGTTGCCATGATTAAACTCTGTAAACCTCCCAATCTGTTTTGTTTACTGATTCTCTGCAATGTAAGCATGTGATTGCAGACCAACTAAAGTGATATACTTTAGCATTTTGTGAGCATTTTGGGCAAGTAATCTCCTTACCCTCATGTCCTGCTCTTGTGTAACGATTGACTTTAGTCATGGGATTAAGTTACCCTCCTCATCATAAGATTCATCAGTTACATCTTCAAGTTCGACACCTGTTGGTGGGTTAACATTGTTAGTCCACTCTGGTTCATCGTAGTACTCTTGCGGTACTACATTCTCAAGGACTTTGAAGATCCCATCCATTTCTTGAACAAGTTCTTCATCATCATTGCCTTGACTGTATCCTTCAAGTACATAAAGGATAGTGCTGATTTGACTCTCTGTGAGATCACAGTTGAATGTCTTTGGTTTGAATAGTTGCTTAGGCATGAGGATCGTAGCGATGGATGATTGAGTAACAGAGGATCACACATATAAGTATGATCCCGATGATAGGAAGAATTAAATGCATAGTTCTATCTCAGGTAAAGGTATCCACCTGCCCATGATGCTCTGTTATAGCATGCGTTACGCTCTTGAATGATGCGTAAGTCATACCTAACATGCTTTGCAGGTGCTCTCCAAGATGCTGGTTTGTAAACCTCACCTGTATTCTTGTCAACAAAAGCATGAACACCACCACCTTCGTAGCAGTTCTCTCTGTCGTTCCAATCCTTTTGAACGATCTTGATATACTTTTTGCCAACAGTATAGGTGAACTTCATCAAGTTCTCAGTACCTTGCTTGATTCTCTCAAGTCTTGCATTGCCATACTCACTAGGGAACTGTTGAGCAGATCTTATGGTATACTCTTTGTAGTCCTCTTCAAGTGCAATACACAAAGCATTGGTCCACTCAAGAACTCTCTCTTGAATAGTTTTATTCTTCACATCTTCGTACTTGTCGTAAGATGGAGAATCGAATTTAACTGGTGTTAAAGTCATGAGGTAATTCTCTTGAGTACCTCCTTATTATACACGCAATTACATTCCTAGTACATACAGAGTGTGCAGGTCGCTAGAGTGGCATATTCTCTTCTGGATCTTTATTCAAGTAATATCCATGACAGTCAGCAATCTTTAGACACTCATCTAAATTCCACCAATACTTCTTATTCGCTGTTGTCTGTGATCTTGGTTTATATACTCTACCATCAGTCATCCCCACAAAGCAATGTGCCTTGCAATCGTCATCATCAGTCAACTGCAAGACTCTATAATATTTTCTATTGTTGTCATCAATGATGAATGAACCTATGTTATAATTATTCTCTAACTCTCTCTTCATAAACTTCTTCTTCTTTGCATCATCCTCATGATCAGCAATGTGATGATGCACCCTAAAATATTCTTTTGTCAATCTAAGACACAATAACCCTGTTTTTAGTATCACCTCTTCAGGTTGATACTCCCTTGCTGCTAACCTTGCAGCATAATCTTCTTTAATGTCATCTAACGACTTGATGCCCTGCCTATACAGTTGGAGAAGATCATCATCCATTCACGTTACCAAATTCTATATTATATATTAACCAAATGTTTAATTGGTGTCTTCTTTACATATTCACCTAACATATTGTAAAACAGTTTGTAGTTATCTGTTGTAACATAATGTCCCTTCAGTTCATTACCATCACAATGCCAACCATATCCACGTATTCTCTCTTCTATTCCATCAATACGGAACTTCTTATCTCCTTTAAGATAAGATTCATATGTTTGGTCTAATGCGATCATTGGTTTACTCCTCGTCGTTAGGGTTAAAAAAGGAACCGAATGAACCACTTGATCCGTGGTCACGGTTCTCTAATGCGTCTAGTATACCATCAGCACTCTGTATTGTATCTATGGATGAGATCATCTTAGCAATCTCTCTACAAATCATTGGTCTCTCATTGCGAGCAGCAAATGCTAAAGCATTACGAAGATTAGACTCTGCATCAGCAAGAGAGTCAATCACTTGTTCAGAAAGTGCCATATGATACAGTTGTGTGGGTTTAAAGACATATTGTACATTATATATACAAATTTGTCAACTCTTAACGATTACTTTATATTATGTAAACCAAGTTATGATAGCATAGCGTGTACCAGAGAGGACTGGCATGATCTCATGAGGATACATGAAGTTGGCAGGGAAGATCACTACTGAACCTGCCGATGGTTTAATAATATGCTCTCTCTCAAAAAATGCTATCTCTCCACCATCATAATCATCATTCAACATCAATGACATCGCAACTGTTCTCGGTCTATCCTTATAGTTGTCTGTATGTATAGTATAGAATCCACCTTCTTTATACCTCAGTAAATCATAACCACTATCAGTACTGATATTACAATGAGGGAACTCCTGAATATATTGAGATGCAGCACCTCCTGCCTTATCAAATACAAGTGTGTCTATCTTCTTCCTAATCTCTTCATTCTTACTGATTACTTCCTTCAATGATATATGAGCAATCTGACATTTCCTAACGTTATCTTTCTTTACACCACCACCAACCATTGCATCATACCATTCCTTAGACTCAGCATACTCATCAAGTATTAACTTACATTCTTTATGTGTAAGTATATTATCATACACTCGTATAAACTGGTCGAGAGTATTTGCTTTAGGTAATGGTTCCACCTTGACTGGTATGTCTTCCTTCTTACGTGGTTGATCAATCACTACTTTACGTTCCTTATTAAAATAGAATGTGGCATACTTACCTCTACTCCTAACATAATGCATGAATAGTTGTGTGCAAGCATTACCAGTGTACTCCTCTCTCCAGTGTGGTGCAGTCATACCAAAGTATATCATAGCATCACCACGATTCAATACAACTTCTTGCTTCTGTCCTTTAGGATTCTGTATCCATATAGACCACGGTTCATCAGACTCTAGGTTAACAGTCAAAGAGATCTCACACTCTTCCTTATCAACATGTGGAGTTAGAACTGCACCCTTCTCATATATCCTTGCGTAAGTATATGTTGGTAGCACAGTCTCACCAACCAGTTGAGATACCTGCACATTCTTCTCACATAATAACTCTACAAATGAGATATAATCATACTTACCAAGACACTTATCTACTTGAGGATCATTAGTTATATCAAACTCCTCAGCATACAAGTTAAAATCTTTTGCTAGATCACCTGCTCTCTCTGCTGATATAAAGTTTGGAACAATCATAAAATTGTTCTCTGTCAACTTCTCATTAATCATAGATCTTCTCTATGTCAAATACATTAAAACTCATAGTAACTCGTTCAACATCACTAGTAAATGGATACACAGTATGCTTCAACTCAGCAGGGAATATGAATATATCTCCTGTCTTAGGAACCACCTTATATGTGCCTGGACAGAGATAACTAGTTGGTCCATCAATAAACTCCAGTTGACCTGGACATGGCATATTAGTCTCATAATCAAGACTATCAACTTCTTTAGCAATCTCTTCTGGTACATCTATCATGATAACAGAACTAAGAGTTCCTCCATGTGCATGGATAGGATTAAACTCATGCTGCTTCTGATAGTTGATCCAAGGACCATCACCAAGATGCAACTTGATGCTATCTATATGTTTTGGAGTTACTCCAATCAAATTAGTTTCCAGTCTATTATAGCACGATCTTACATAATGCAAAACATGAGGGTAAAGATGCTCCATGAATGGCATTTGTTCTACAACTGCTTGTGTTTGTGCTGCTATATTACCTGCAAGTGTAGACCCACGATCATCACCACTTGTCTTTGAATTCTCTGCTGTTGAGTGCAACAAACGTAAAAAACCCTCTCCTACCTGATTATGGTAGATGAGAGGACCAAATGGATTTGCAATTTTATGGTCAACACAATTCTCCTGATCAAACCAAAGCATAAATGCCTACCGCACCGTATATATTATATATCATTATAACATAAAGTTATATTAATTCAACTAAAAAGTCTGCTTCTCCCTATGTTTACTATTGGTGTGATCTGCCACCTTGCTGCTGTTAAATTAAAAGTTGAACCACCATGTCCCAATATACCCTTAGAATATGCCAATGCAAACCAGTCCATTATAGATTCAAATACATCCTGATTCATATCATTCAAAGGACAAATCTTTTTAAACTCATCAATCAGATCATTCTTATCAACAATTTTATATGTATCTTTCCAATGAGCATAGTATTTACAAGGTATATCAGAAGCAATGTAATACTCCTTCTCAATATCCATCTGATCAAAGTAATCACTATCCTGAATGTACTTATAAGTCTCTTCCTCAACTACATCATGATTTTGATTCAATTTATTATATAATTCTAAGTAATCATCCTTTAAATCAGCAGGTATAGAATTAATATCATCATCTGTAAACCACATACCAGCACCTCTTCTCAAATGAACACCATGATACTTACCAAACAAAGTCTTAAACTTCTCATGATTCTCTGGATCTTTTACTGTAATGGTGCTTATGATATTATCTCCTAACTTAATTTGACCTGCCATATTTTGCAACCATGTCTCTAACCATTGATCTTGCAAATTATCTACAGTATTATCCCAACTACCATCATCCTCAAATATACTATTTGGGAAGTTCAAGAACTCACTCTCAGGATAGTATTTCTTCTCAAAGGATAAGAGATACTCTTCTCCATATATTAATTGTGCTTGCTCCCAATGATATAATCTATTGCCCAAGGAAGTATCATGAGGATGATATCCATCCCAAGGATCATCACCCAACTTACATCTCATTATTGTTTTATTATCTTTCTTCTTCCAATGCTTAATCAGGAGTTCCAACTCCTTTATCCTTGCTTCAGCAACCTTAATTCTTTCACTCATATTAGAATTGCTCATACATCTAGTTTGCGAAGACGGAATGATAATGCCTTACGCTCTCCTTTATCTGTATGTATAACAGGTTGCCCATGATCGTCAACTGTTATGTCAGTGATAACTGTTCTGACGTTTCTAAACTTCCCAACGTCCAACTTATCACCTATTTTAAGTTCAATATTAAAAGTGTCCACATTACTAAATGTTCATCATCTCACATATTATACACCATTTGTCAACGTCTTACAACTACTACATCCCCACCATCATCATCGTCATCTTCATCATCCCAAGGATCATCTATCTCATCATTCAAAGCATCTATCCTATCTTGCAATGACTTATTCAAAGGATCACGAGTATCCTTCTCAAAATTTACAACTAACAGTTCATCTGTACCTTTAATCTCTTTAACCTCTGGATGATTAGAGTTTAATGGGTTCTCTGGATTTTTATCCATCGGTCTTTTATTAGTGGTACTACTATGATTTATATCACTTATATTCTTCCACATCAAAGCAAATGCTCCACCTGCTAATGCAGCAGAACAAAGAACAAAAACAATAACTTCAATCATCTTCATTACTATTCCTCAATTCTATATTAAGAAGATAGAACCAAACGATACCAAGTACTATAATAGAGAATAACCTAATATTCTCTCCACTAATTACTATCGTTCCCATCACTCTTCTTAATCTTTTTATTCTGCCTCTTGATCAACTTAGCATACATGACATCCTCTCTTGTCCATAAATTAGGATGCTTCTTTGCTACTTTAATCAATCTCTTTGCAGTCTTCCTTAAGTCCTTACGTTGAGCATCATTATTACCTACTCTAACCTCATGATCCTTGTCCAAACTAATCCTCCATTTTGGTTTCTTCATCCTCAATGATCAATTTCTCAATCTCATCAACAACAGGAACTTCTTCCTCTTCAAACATCATCTCCAAGTCAAACTCATCATCAAGTTTACTTAGATCAAAATTCTGGAACTCACTATCTCCATCTGGAGAGTTATACTTAACATCATTAGTTTCCTTCCGAATCTGTTCATCCACAAACTCTTGCGACTCATCAACTCCAGTTGCTTTATCAAAATGCCCATCATCAATAGCATCATCAAATAAAGATTCATCAACTTCACCATCAAATAATGTTACCATAGGTGATAACTTATTATCTACTTTTGGTAAACCATCAAACATATCTGGACTGTCTTTTGCTATATCCTCCATTGTGTCTTGATTCATGAAGATCTCCTCATGATCCTGACTAACCTGTTGTTGGATACGTTCTACTTGAAGTTCATGATCCTTCATTAAGAATGTCATCTGTCTCTTATGTTCCTTCTCATGCAATTCAGCATTAGTATATAATCTCTCCTTCTCAGTATCATGCTTTAATTCAATCTCCTTCATCTCATCATCATGATTCTTCTGCATACTATCCATCTGAAGTTCGAGTTCTTTCATCGCTTCTTCCCATGATACAACTCTCTTCTTCTCTTCGTCTTCCTTTGCCTTCTGTTCTGCTATCTGACGTTCATTCTCTACATTAAAATGATCAACATACTTTTGAATCTCCTCCTCTGTGATAGAAGTATGTGGAATAGCACTATCATATTCTACCCACCCATTACCATTCTTCCATTGAATTGCCCATAGATGCTCAATATCATTAAAAGGCCAATTCTCTTTAGTAAAGAATATACCTTTATCGTCAACTTTAATGTAACGATCTGCTTCTATTAAAGTAAATACCTTCATTGCGATCCTCCAAGTGTATGAGTATGGTCGTTACTCTCATCAGCATCTATATCTATATCTGCTTTGATGACCTTTGTATCTCTTGCCTGTTGTAACATTTGAGCAGCAGCAGATAAGACATTAATATTAGTCTCACTTGCCTTTGACATCTCATTCCTAAACGATTCAACAGCAGCACCAGTACTTCTCTGTTGCTGTGAGTTCTCTATCATTAACATAGGCAACCATGTTACTGCACAACCCCATTCATCAACTGCTTCTCCTGTTTGTGGATTTGCACCTCTTATTTGTGTATACCATGAACAACCAAGTTGTTTACACTTATCTTGAATCAATGGACAAAAATCATCAGGTTTTAATTGTGCCATAATATAATTATATATCTAGTCTAATTGACATAGTATAACATCTAAGTATTGAATTGCCAAATTAGATGTTGCAGTATATGTTCCTTGAATTGATACGTCACCACTAAAGGGATGATCATGGGGACCTCCAGCAGCACCTTGATCCACTCCACCAGTGTTAGTAGCACCATCTCTTACCCTAGATCCTACATTACTAAATGGTGTAGCATTTGAACCACCAGTAGGTCCAAGTAAGTGTTCGTGTTGGTGTTCTGGTAACTCAGCAATTGATAGAGTATGGTCACCCACCACTTTTGGTATACCTGAAGGTGGTAGAATAGGTTCAGTATTATTTACAGTTATTGTTATATCTCTAGCAACAGATAATACTGTGGTAAAATCGAATGTACCAGACATTCCACCACCTGTTCCTGTTACTACTCTAAGTGCTTTATTATTGTATGAAACATCAGTCAACTGAGTCCATCCAGGAGGTGCTGCTGCCTCCCAAAACAATTTCCTTGTTCCAGCAGGATACATCCAATAAAGTGAATTAATGGAATTACTAGCATCTGCTAGATCAAATTGTACTCCATTGGATGTTAATCTTGCCATATCAACTGAACGTGCATATTAGTACATCGACATACTGAAGTCTTAAGTCAATCTGTCCTGCTCCAGTAGCAGTAAATGTTGCTGACCCATTAAAGGGGTGATCATGTGGTTGTCCTATCTGTCCACTAGGAGATACCACATTACCTGTTGGTGATGATCCTGAAACCCTAAAAGTTCCACCTCCACCTGAAGCAGAAGCAGTACCACCTGTTAATGAATTGTGTGTATGATCTGGTATCTGGGATATTGCCAGAGTAGTACCACCAACTGTACCAGTTACAGTTGTAGCAGCACTAAATGGTACTGCTAGTGATGATGTACTATTTGGGAATACTTGAGAGAATGTTAATCCACCAGCACCAGAGGTTCCACCAAATCCAAACCCACCACCTGTTCCATTAACAAGTCTTAATGCTTTATCGTTATGTGAATTTTCCTTTACCCATCCAGTTGGAGCAGCAGCTTGGAAGAATACCATAGCAGCACCCTGCTCAACTACACCATACTTTGATGCCAGTGAGGTAGAGTCTCCAAATGTAATTCCAGTCGCAGTTAATGTTGCTGACATTGTATAAGACTTCTATTCCTTTATTCTTTATTTAGCACCTTTGCAGATCCGTCATTAAACCAGAACCCATCATCTGTCAACTCCCATCCATCATCTTGCATTGCCTTCCAACTACCATACGTCTTCATTGCTTCCTCAGTTAGATTCATCTTAATCCATGCGGGCCAAAGTTCCTCTTCAACTTGGGGCATCTGCAATTCCTGTCTACGTTCCATTGCATATTCACGATACGCCTCTTGAGTCCATCCATCATTATATGGTGAATTTGCTTGTAACTCAGCATCCATCAACTTATAATCAAATAAGAGTTCTCTCTCTTTGTCTGGAGTATCAGTATCCCTGACGTAAACAGTCTTGCCACCATCAGGGGATTCGTAGATCTTAGCCATGTGTTAATGATGCCTCCGCATAGTCACGATTGAATAGGTCAAGACCTTCTCTAGTCAGTACACTATTGTACATACTATCAAATGTCTTAATAGGTAGTGTAAGAACATGAGCACCATATAACAAGCAACGTGATGCTTGATGTGCTTCTCTAATAGATGCTGCTAAAATCTTAGTCTCCATCTTATGTTCCTTCTGAACACCACAGATTGCTTTGATTAACTCAACACCACTAAAACTATTGTCATTGAGTCTACCTACAAATGGTGAGAGGTATGTAGCACCTGCCTTCATTGCTAAACATGCTTGAGCAACAGAGAATACTAAGGTTACATTAGTCTTAATGCCACCATCACTCAATCTCTTACATGCCTTAAGTCCTTCAACTGTGCATGGTACTTTAATAGTAACAGCAGGTGCAAGAGGATAGTAAGTCTCTGCTTGTGCTACCATCTCATCAGCAGTCTCAGCAACTACCTCAGCAGATATACTCTCCATCTCAGGGAAGCGTTCTGCAAGTTCTTTGATAACCTCATGCTGAGTACGACCTGACTTCAGTATTAAGGTGGGGTTAGTGGTGACACCATCTATTAATCCAGTCTCATATCTGGAAGCAATAGCATCAACATCTGCGGTATCTAAAAAGAATCTCATGTTTGTTTACTTGTAGTTATACGGATCATGTTCCGTTGATTTTTTCTTCTGGAACCAGTCTCTAATCTTCCTCAGTAGTCTCTTCATCTTTAGGAACCTCCTGTCTTCCTTCTGGTCCAATAAAACCGACAACCTTCTCTTGATTGTCTCTATTTCTATACCCAATGTTAGCAACGACATCCATAACCCTTAGAATATCCTTAACGGATGTTCCCTCTGGGCATCTTGTCATAATAAAATCAAACTTAGCAAAAAACTCATCAGCGGCATCTGTGAGTTCTTCCATAGTTAGAGAATCATTCTTCATTAGGTTTCTCTGGGGGTGTTGCAACAACAGTCTTCTCACTATGAAGTACTTCAATTGCCTTGAGAACTTCTGGAGTCTCTTCCCACTCCCAAATGGACTCACGTCCCTTCTTGTCAGTAGTTTTCCACTGTCTTGTAGTCATGCGACCTCCTAGTACTTTAACAGTATATCATAATGATAACTGTTCAGCAATACATTTTGCTACGTTATTGTAGGTTTTAACACCTCCATGTCCCAGATCCCTACCATAATCAATGATAGGTATGTATGGAGTATCTAAAACCGTTTGAACTCCTTTAAAAAGAGTAAAGTCAGCAGTCATCCCCATTTGTCTAGCAATAAGTTGTTGCAACTGTAATATACTGTCCTTATGCCAATCATACCGTCTCATTGCTTTACCGAGTCCAGCAGGATCATCTCTCCATGATCCACATTGAATAGTACGATCCTTTAAGTATAAAGGAACTCTACTTGTATCTGGCCAACCAATAGCAATTGCTTTTGGTTTATAATATTGTAGTAAACATGCTAAGTTATGTACTGCAAACTGTCCAGAAGAACCAGAGACACCCATGTTAACAACATAATGTCCTGTTATCTCACTTAACTGATTTGCTATTGTATCCTCCTCAGAAACTCCAACACCAAATACTAAAGAACAACCTAAAACAACAATAGATTTCTTCCAATTGATTTTGTTAAGTTCTTTGGTACGATACCCAAGAGAGTTGGTTTTATATGTTATAGTCTCAGTTCTATACTTCCAGTCAGATGGAGTCCTTTTTAAATTCTGTTTGAACTTTGCTTCCCCATCACTATCATGATACCAACTGGTATTCAATTCTGCACGATCCTCAATCTTGAAGATCTTTACACTTCTACCTCCAGTTGGATTTTCAGTATATATTGTCATGAGAATACCTTAACATCATTAACAGTTGCAAATCTCTTTGCATCACTTATATCGTTCACCATAGGTTCACCCTTCACATTAAGACTAGTATTCAATAGCATTGGGCAACCAGTTTTACCCTTCCATAATCTAAGTAAATTATATAGGGGTTTATTATCACGCATTGTGACTGTTTGTACCCTACTAGTACCATCTACATGCACAATGCCTGGATATTTGTCAGGGAAATTACACTTTGCTGTGAATTGCATATATGGTGATCGTTTTACAGGTAGATCAAAGTATACCTTAGCATACTCTTCTAATATCACTGGAGCAAATGGTCTGAATGGTTCTCTACCCTTGATCTCATTCACCCTATCCTTAATTCCTAAGTCTCTAGGATCTGCTAGTAAACTTCTATTACCCAATGCTCTAGGTCCAAACTCTGCTCTTCCTCTGGCAATACCACATACCTTGTTGTCTAACAAATGATCAACAATAACTTCATTATCATACTTAGATGTTATATTAACTCCTGTGTATGGAGTATATGCAATATGCTTCTTCTTATGTGCTAACACTGCACCTATAGCAGATCCATTATCACCTGGTGCTGGCATGATCCATACATTTTTAAAGAATGAATATGCTTTAGGGTTAGCAGCACAATTCAAAGCACAACCACCCATCAAAACTAAATTATCACTATTAACTAATCTCTTTGCCTTCCTCAATATTAATTCAAATAATATCTCATAGACATTCTGTGTTGCTGCTGCAATATCATATATGTTCTCCTCTGGTCTCCAATCCTTACATCCCTTATGAAGATTCTTCTTAAACTTAAAATCCTCACCAATAAAGTCCTCAAACATTGCTTGTCTCAACTTATTAGGATCACCTAATGCAGACATTGCCATGAGGATATACTCTTCCTCATTTGGTTTTAACCCACACCTCTGAGTCATAGCACTGTACCAAAGTCCAATGCTATTTGGATATCTCTTCTGATATTTTAAAGTTATATTATCATTAACCGCTTCCCATATTGTTAGAGTCTGGAACTCTCCAATAGCATCAATGACAACTATACATGCATTTCTAAATCGACTGGTATAATATCCACCACAAGCATGAGTATAATGATGCCCATAGAACTTAACTGGGGCATCAATATACTCTGTAAAATTCTCTTTTAATCCTTGACCTGCACGTAACTGTCTTAACTGTTTTATAAATGGTCTCTCATACCAACAAACCAACTCTGGTCTACCATACTGAAGAGCATGATGTATAAGATTATCAGGTATTATTGGATCATTCTTTATACGACTAAATCTCTCACTCTCTGAGGCAAACACCAAACTATCATCTGCAAACACTGCTAGTGCTGCATTATGACTCTCTGATGATATCCCCCATGTTATCATTACACTTCTCCCAATAACTAAGTGGTAACGTTGGATCTGGTTTAATGTATGGTTCTACTTGATTAGCAGGACACATTGAACAAAATGATTCGTCTTCTTTATTTAAGAAGTTTTCTAATTCCTCATCAGTACATTCTACCTCTAATGGTTTATAATTCAAGTATTCATCCCACTTCTCTGACAGATTATACTTCTCTGCTTGCATGGGAAGATACGCTAGAGGTGGACACTTCCATAACTTACCCTCATGTAGTTGTAAAGCATCCTTTGAGATACACTTCTCCCAACTCTTCCTAGGGTTATTATCCTCATATGGCATCATTCTATCACCAAATCCTTTATACTGTCTAATCCATTCTTTATTAGTAAAATCCCAAAACTCTACATGAACACCCATACCATTCTTCCAGTCCTTAGCAATCTCATACCCACGCTTAAACTTCCTAACATAATTCATATGCTCTATGCTATGAATTGATACTGCTAGGTTCGCTTGTGTTGCTAGTAGCATGTGTGGTAATTTAGGATGCAAATGTAAACCAGTTGCATTGGTTATCAAATCAATCTCAGTATATGGATCTGGGAACATCCCTCGAACCATGTATAATATATCTGGTAGATCTCTATGTAATGTTGGTTCTCCACCCAGTATAGTAAAAACCTTTGGTCTTATCCTCTTACTCCAAGTATATAACCACTCCTCACAATCCTCTAATGTT